CGTTTCCATAAGGGCTTTAAAAGGCGTGATTTTGTTAAAACAAGACCGCGCAACGAGGCTTTAGACTGTTTTGCCTACGCGATTGCAGCGTATGCAATAATCGGCGTTAACGTCAACGCGATGGCGGCAAAAGTGTCGCAGATGCCGGTTACTCAAGATAAAAAGCCAAAGATCAAAGAGAGGTTTACGCCTTCCAATGCGGGAGGGTTTGCAAACTCATGGCGATGAGAATTTGGCTAACATCTTTGATCCGTCTCAAGCTCCAGAAGGCGAGCCCATACAGTTTACTGTTGGCGATTTTTTGCAATGGAAGCGCACAAATTTAGTCGATGACTACCCATTAGCTGATTACTCAGCCGAATACGTCGCACGGATCACGCACGGCGGATCTACCGAGTTCAAGATTGCGGCCACCGAAACCGGCGGAACCTACCTTTTTACGGTTGATACAGCAACCAGTGGAGCATACACCGCAGGTCATTACCACTGGCAGTTAGAAATAACCCAAACCTCTAGCACTAATAAGGCCGTTGTCGATCTTGGCGACTGGCAAATTGCACCAGACCTTGACGATAACCAAGCCGACCCTAGAACTCATGCCGAGATCATGCTCAACAAAATACAAACGTTGTTGCAGGGCAAGGCGGATGCCGACGTTAGCAGTTACTCGGTTCAAGGCCGCTCGCTCACTAAATTATCTTTTCAGGAATTGGAGGATGCGCGCGATAAGTACCGACAAGAGGTGAATAAAGAGAAAAACGACGCGTTAATCAAGCGCGGCAAGCAAACAAGCTCAACAATTAAGGTCAGATTCTGATGGGGCTGTTTGATTTTTTAAGGCCGAAGCCTGAAACCGAGCGCAAAGTTTTCAAAAGATCTTATCAAGCCGCCAACACCGGCAGGCTTTTTGCTGACTTCAAAGACTCTGAGCAATCTGCTGACAGTGAGCTGCACCCTGTTATCACGCGCATTCGGGCAAGAAGCCGAGATTTAGCGCGTAATAACGCTTATATGCGCAGATATTTGATGCTTTTGCGCACAAATGTCGTCGGGCAGCGTGGCTTTTCTTATCAATCAAAAGCGACAAATTCCAACGGCCAGCTTGACCAAATCGGCAATCAAGCCGTAGAAAATGCGTTCAAAAGCTGGGCCAAGTGTGGAAATTGCACCGCCGATGGCAAGCTGTCGTTTGTTGACGCTCAAAAACTGGTGATTGAGACGCTGGCGCGTGATGGTGAGGTATTCATTATCAAGCATCGTGGCGCCAGCTTTTACGATTCTTTCGCGCTTGAGTTCATAGAAGCGGATCAGGTTGACGAGCAGATGAGCGAACGGTTGCCGAATGGCAACGAGATCCGCATGGGCGTGGAGTTAAATAGATTCCGCAAGCCTGTGGCTTATCACTTGCTCACGTACCATCCCGGCGATTATGACTTTACCAACAGAAGCGTCTCGCCCAAGCATGTGCGAGTACCAGCAGAAAAAATGATACACATTTTTGAGCAGCGCCGAGCAGGCCAGACTCGCGGTGAGCCGTGGGCGGCTGCGGCCATCGCTTCAATAAAGCAGTTGGATGGTTTTCGTGAGGCTTCGATTGTTGCCGCGAGGATTGGCGCTAGCAAAATGGGATTCTTTACATCTCCATCCGGCGACGGGTTTGTTGCTGACGACTTAGATCAATCCGTGGCAATATTATCGGCCGAACCGGGATCGATGCACCAGCTCCCGACCGGCGTTGACTTCAAAGCTTTTGACCCGCAATACCCCACATCAGAATTTGACAGCTTCCATAAGTCTGTTTTGAAAGGTGTAGCGTCGGCGCTTGGCGTTTCTTACACATCCCTTGCTAATGACCTCGAGGCAACGAGCTATTCAAGCATCAGGCAAGGCGCGTTGGAAGAACGCGATCAGTACGCAAATACCCAGCGCTTCATGGTTGATCACTTCATAAGGCCAATTTTCGATGCTTGGCTCGAAGCCGCGATGGAGATGGATTCCTTCGGTATACCTGTTCGGCAGTTTGACAAATTTTCAAACGCAGCAGAATTCCGAGGCCGCAGCTGGTCATGGGTTGACCCCCAAAAAGAAATGAACGCGGCTATCGGCGGAATGCAAGCCGGGATTCTCAGCTTGCAGGATGTGGCTGGTCAATACGGCAAAGATACAGAGGAATTGCTGGGGCAAATTCAAAGGGATCGAGCGCTGATGGAACAGTTCGGGGTCAGCTATGCGCTGGAGCCGTATGGAGTCCAAAAAATGCCGGTAATTCCAGAAGGTGAAGAAAGAGAAGAATCTGACGATTTTTCTGGTAGCTCAGAGGATTCAGAAGGATCACCAGAAGCCGAAGATCAAGGTATTCAATCGCCGGACAAGTTGATGAACGGCGCGCAAGTGTCGTCGATTATAGATGTGGTCATGGCTTTTGGGGCGGGAACAATCAGCAAAGAGTCTGCGGTTGAAGTCTTAATTGTTGGTTTTGGACTGGCAGAAGAAAAAGCTAAAAAAATTCTTGGCGGGGCGAAAGAAACTGATGGCCAAGTATAAGGGAGAGGAGATTGACACTAAACCTAGTGAGGCAATTGCTGAAAATGCTAAGCGCGGCTTGGATTGGCGCGAGAAATACGGTCGCGGAGGTACTGCTGTGGGCGTTGCGCGCGCTCGCGACTTGTCTAATCGCACTAATTTGTCTTTTAGCACTATTCGTCGCATGCGCAGTTACTTTGCTAGACATGCTGTCGATTCCGAAGCGGAAGGATTCAACTCAGGTGAAGAAGGGTTTCCAAGCGCCGGGCGAATAGCGTGGGAGCTTTGGGGTGGTAACGCTGGGGAGTCATGGGCAAAACGAATCACAAAAAAATTGGATTCGATAGATGAAGAAAAAAAAGGCAAATCTATGGATATGAAAATTGAGCACAGGGCTATAGGCGTGGATGCCAGCCCGATAAATGAAGATGAGCGCCGGGTGCGCATTGCTATAAGCAGTGAAGAACCCGTCAACAGATCTTTTGGAATGGAAGTTTTAGAGCACTCGGAAAACGCCATTGATATGGATTTTATCTCGAGTGGTCGGGCGCCGCTGTTATTGGACCACGACCCAGAAAAGCAAATCGGCGTTATCGAATCTGTTGAACTTGACGGCTCGGCGCGGCGACTCCGCGCGACGGTTCGCTTTGGAAAAAGCGCACTTGCCAAGGAAGCGTTCGACGATGTTCTTGATGGAATTCGCGCAAATATAAGCTGTGGATATGCCATCGACAAGCTAGAGCGTTCGGACAAGGACACTTTTGTGGCCAAGTCTTGGCGTCCTTTGGAGGCGTCTCTAGTCTCGATCCCTGCCGACGTGACTGTTGGGGTGGGTCGATCAGAGGAAGCACCAGAGCCAGTTGTAAAAGAAATTATTAATCCTGCACCTACTGTTAAAAAGGACAGAAAAATGTCAGAAGAAAATCAAATAGATGTTGCTGCGGTTGAAGCGCAAGCGCGTCAAGCAGCACAAAAAAATGCTGCACAAATCGTCGAGCTTGGAGCACGGCATAACAAGTCAGATCTAGCGCAGCGCGCAATCAGCGAAGGCCGCAGCATCGAGGAATTCCGAGGTGAGTTGCTTGAGGTTGTTGGATCACAAAAAGCGCTTGAAGAACAAAACACCGGGCTGACCGAAAAAGAAGTTAAACGCTTCTCAATCGTCCGCGCGATTCATGCTTTAGCAAATCCAACCGACCGACGTGCGCAGGAAGCTGCCGCGTTTGAGTTTGAGTGTTCGAGGGCGGCGGGAGAGCAATACGGAAAAACGGCTCAAGGCATTATGTTGCCTGCGGAAGTTTTGCGGAATTGGACTCGTGATCTGAACAGCGCAGACGATTCGGCTTTGTTTTCAGACGACTTTCGTGGCGGTGATTTCGTAGACGTTCTGCGCAACTCATCCAGCGTGATGCAGGCTGGCGCAAGAATGCTCGGCGGCTTGTCTGGTGATGTGGCTATCCCAAGAAAGAATACTGCTGCTGCTGCTGGTTGGATTGCAACCGAGGGCGGTGATTCTTCAGAGTCAGAAATGACTGTAGGTTCCATAAATTTGTCTCCAAAGGGACTGGGTGCGTTTACGGACGTGACCAGACAGCTTTTAATTCAAAGTTCCTTGGATGTTGAAAACCTGATTCGAGATGACCTCGCGCAAGCGATTGCGTTGGCCATCGACTTGGGTGCTTTGGCAGGCTCTGGTTCATCTGGTCAACCAACTGGTATCAAGCTGACCTCTGGCATTAATACGGTTGATTTCGGCACCGCGCCAATCACCGTACCATCCTACGCCAAGGTCGTGGAGATGGAAACCAAGGTGGCAGAAGACAATGCGCTTCTGGGCAATTTGGCTTACATCCTCCCTGCGGCAATGTACGGCGGCCTAAAAACCACTGAAAAAGCGGCAGGCACCGCGCAATTTGTAGTTGAGCCGGGCGGCACGGTCAACGGCTATCGAGCAATCGTTAGCAACCAAGCGTCGGCTGGTGATGCCTACTTTGGCAACTTCTCTGATTTGCTGGTTGGCATGTTTGGCGGTTTGGATCTAGTTGTAGATCCATACACGCACAGCAAGTCTGGAACTGTCAGGGTTGTGGCTTTGCAGTCTGTTGATGTGGCAGTGCGTCACGCAGTCAGCTTCTGCTTAGGCAACGACGGCGGCAGCTAAAACGGTTTGCCCTCGCCTTCGGGCGGGGGCTTTCCCTTGAGAATT